TGTATTCCATGCTGCTGCTTCATCTGTGATAAGTTCTTGAAATCCAATTGCGTCCAATGTTGGCTTGTGGAAGTCATCCATGTTTTCCAGTCTTGTCCACCATTTGTTGCCTTGGCTGTAATCGACCCTTGGTGTGATTGAACCTAAGGCCATAATCATACTGGGTTCTGTACACTTTATTTTCAAGCCTCTTCCGGATTTATACATGGTTGCAACTCCTCGTCCGGCAAGTGTTCCTAGTGGCTCATCGTCTGTTGCTGAGTTTGATACGATTTCATCGAATGCGATTTCGCTCTGCATTCCGCCGCAGAATATAGGTGATTCGGGCAGCATTGCGCTTCTGATTCCATATGTCGCTTCTCTCCATGCTTGGTAGGTGCCGTCTGTGATGGCTACGCGGTTGAGCATGTTGAAGATTTTCTTTTGGAGGATCAGAGCATCCATCGTAAGTTTGCCGTCGCTCACATCTACAGCTGTGATTGAATTGATTCCACCTGTTGTTCCGTCGATCCATTCGGTATTCAGCCAGTTGTTGAATCTGTCGCTAAGGTATGTTTTTACTGCTAACCCCGCTTGTGAGAACCACGCATTCGAGCTTTGATATACTTTCGTGCGATTGTAGTTTGGCAGTTCTATAGTTCCCGTTGCGGCTCCGTACGGCATTCTTACATTGCTTAGTATGTATGCCGAGGTGCTATTTGCTGCTAAGATTTCGGTTCGTGTATTGTCGATGTTTTTTAGTGGAAATGTTGCTAATTTGATTTTTTGGTTGTCCGGCATTGTTATCAGATTCTCTCCGGCTGCATTATTGTTGTATGCGATTGTGATAGTCTTTTTGACTTTGTACGCGTAGACTTTGGTTGCTTTTCTCGGGTTGTCTGGTCCCTTGATTCCTAGTGCTTCCGGATCTGTTCGTTCGAATATGAAGGTGTCACCGAGTTTCGTTAGACTGTTTGATACTGCAGTTGTATTAGGATTATTCGTTAAGAACTCGATCTCATTAACCTCTTCGGGTGAGATGTTCTCCTCGAAATCTAGCCTAATGTACTTCGGTTTTGCATCTGTTGACTCGATCTTGTATGCTGTAGTTTTGTTGTCCTGCCATGTCTTTATCCAGGCGACCCCATCTCCTATGCTGATGCTCTTCCAAATATGGTTTATTCCGGTGATTACGTATGCGTTTTCTTCCTGTTTGTTGGCGTAATAGTTTTTGAATATATCCCAGTATGCCAGGTTGAATATCGCAGGAAATCTGCGAAGGTACTGATTGACTGTAGAGTGTCCGAATCCTTTTACTCCTAAGTATGAGATCAGCGAGCTCGGATTGACGTGCCCTCTATTGGTATCGTTTTTATAGATTGATGTGTTAGCGGAGTAGACTTCGTATTGCGGCAGCAAGACCTTGTTCATGTTTAACCCCACTCCCAAGGCGTTATTATGCAGCGCTGCTATATAGAGTCTGATCGGAATTACGAATACGTCGATTTGGTGCTTGAAGCTTCCGAATACAGGCCCGGTTGTTGGCAGCGTCTTTACTTTTGTCGTGATGTCGATGTAGAACGTTGTCCCGTCCAAACCTATTTGGCACCAATAGGGAACGATCGTGCCGCATGCTTGTGATGTTCGAATTATTTTTCCCACGTTGTGAGATGATCTGCCGAAATTAGGCAGATATACCTCCATTTTGCTTTCGCTTCGGATTCTGTCTCCTCCCAATGTTTTTTTCATGGCTTATTCTTTTTGAGTGTTTTCCATTTGGTTTTTTACGTGTGTGAAGAATATGAGCGTTGCTGTTAGGATGTCCTCCCACTTTTTTTGAGCCAGATGTTCTTCAGCATCCTCTTTAGTGTCGAACTCTTTCCCGTTTACGAGTGCACCGCATGTTGTGATCACCCATTTGTTCTTCTTGTTGCGGATCAGTACGAACGGGCCGTTTTCCGATGCTTCTCTTTCTTCGATTTCGAGGTTTACATTTTCGATTTCTTCCTCTCTTTGTTTGCTTTCAGCAAGCAGTTGATTTCTGAATTTCTTTTCCATGTTATTTGATTTTTGTTGTTGTTAACACTTCGATTGTGTCGATTTTGATGCCGCTTGCTTTGAGATGGTGCTTGTGAGTGCATCCCTGTTCCAGGATTACCGCAGCTGCTGCGCCGATCGCTGCTGCTATTACTGCGATCCATTTTACGATTTTCTTTACTTTTTCATTCATAGGTCTAATGTTAGTTGGATTTCTTTGATTTCGATCATTACTATTCTCCTGATGACAGGTTCGTATATTTCCTTTTTTCTGTTGTACCTCCAGTTGCTCACTTCGTAGAATTTAACGCCGGTTCTTCGTGGATTATGAGTATCTACATATTCTTCGTCATATGTTTCTCCGTCTTCTGTTACGTAGAATGTTCCTTCGTATCCGAAGTCTTGTCGAACTACTCTTTCCAGGCCGATTAGTTCTCTGAGGTTTTCGGATCTGTCTCCGATTCCTCCTCTGTCTTTGTAGGCTTTAAAATCTTGTTTCGCGTTAGGATGTCTTCTATCTTTTTGATTGTGAATTCCACTTCCCATATTTCTCGAATTAGTTTTTCTTTCCTTATGATTAAGTCTGCATAGCCTTTACATATTTCCCTTTTTTCTCTTTCCGTCATATTTTTTGATTGATTGCCAGTATTTTACTGCGTTTACATACTCTTTGTATTGTTCTATTGTTTCTACTCTGATAGGAGTTTTGTTGTAGTACTTTACTTGTTTTTCCTCCTTTATGATTCGGAGGGCTTCGCGTTCCTGAACTGTCCATAATTTTTGTTTGTAATACGTTGGTAGTGCGATTTTTATTCCTGAGTTTGTTCTGTATGTTTCCTCCGTAAATCTATCCTGGTATCTATGCCTTCTAAGTGAGTTCTCGTTTATGTATTCTTTTCCGATCCCTTTTGAAGTGAATATCTTCCCGTTAAACCCAGGATTGGCCTCGTCTCTCTTCGTTACATATTTTATGATGTAGTTTATTGTTTTCTCGTTTACTTCATGCCCGAAGAATATCCAGCCGTATCCCCATTCCTTTTCGAACTGTTCCTCTGTCATCTCTGTCCATATGAGGCCGTGCAGGTGTATTCTCTTGGTGTTGTCATGTCCCATTTCTGTGATTAGCCAGTGTTTGAGTGGTGTTTCGTACTTTTTCCACCATCGCTTTCTAAATAGGCTGACTGCCTTTTGAGCTGCTTTGTTCGGTTCTTTTTCGTCATATTCTAACTTTTTTAGGCTTTCCTCGGAGAATGTCAGCGTTGCAAATATAATGTTTTTTGGATTTGATTTTACTTCTTCCATTAATCTTACTCTCCATTCATTTGCTTTTGCGCGTCTGCATTCTTCGCAGTGTCCGCATGGAATTTGGACCCACCTTAGTCGGCTATCCTTTGCTCCTTTGTTGTTTTTATTCGATTTGGCGTATCTTGGATTCTCGATGATACTTGGATATAGGCACACTGCTTTCAATTGAATTTTGACCCCTTAAAATCATTTTTACTACCACTTTGTTGTTACGGTTTTGTCCACTCCCTTAAAATTCATTTCTGGATCATAGTGCTGCGTTACTGTTGATGAGTTCATGGGGGGAGTATTGTTCATCTTTTTTTCTGTGTATTCTCTGATCGCTTTTCCTGTTTTTCCTCCGATCACCATGTTTCCCACTACTTGCGCCAGTTTGAGGATTGTGTTTGCTATTTCGGTCCAGTATTGGAGTTCTCGCAGATCTGCGGTTGCTTCTTCGGTTCTTTTTTTTGCTTCGGCCACTTTTGCTTCTGCCTCCTGGTTTCTGCCCGCTGCGTAGAAATATGCGGCTTGCGCCATTGCGCTGCATGCGTCCGCGTTTATTTTGTTGATTTCTGCCGATAGTTTTTCGTCTGCGTATATGCTTTCCAAAGTTTTAATTGCTGCTGTTCCTTCGAGGATTTGTTTTTCAGCCTTCATCATATCGCCCTGGAATGATTCTTCTCCGAATACGATTTTGCCGAATTTGTCATCCTCTATTTCGAAGTATTTGGGTATTTCGATTTCCTTGCCGTCGATTGTCGTCTTTTCTGTGGGCTGCCATTTTACCATCTGGTCCCATAGTTGGTTTGCTGTGTTGATAAAGCCTTTCCAGCCTTCGAACATTTCTTGTTTTATCTGCCATATTCTTTTCTCGATTATTGTCGTGGTTTCTTCCTTGTTCTTGCCTGCCTCTGCTTCGAGTGCTTTTGCCTGTGTGTTGAGCAGGTTGATCTCAGCCTCATTCTTCCGTTCATTCATTCGTACTTGTCGTAAGGACATCAGTGCCTGTAGTTGCATGTTCGGATCGGCCGCCGATCCTGCGCCTGCGGCTCCTGTTGCCCCCATTGGAGCGCCCGTTGTTGATCCGGCTCCTCCGCCTCCTGCGCCTCCTTTGCCGTACATTAGGCCGGGAGATAATCCCGCTGCATCCATCTGTGCTACTTGGTTGGCATAGCTTTGGTCTTGGTAGGTTCTGTTGTATAATACCTGCTGTCTTTCGAAAGCATTTTCCGCTGCCATTTCTCCGTATTTGTAATTTATTTTGGCTGCGTTTTCTACCATCTCTTTTTGTTGCCTTATCTGTTTCCTCCTGCCTATGCCCAGCATGTTGAGAATTCCCGATGTGTTGCCTATTATTCCCGAGAGAGGGCTTGTAAAGTCTTCTCCTTTTTCGAGTAATTTTAATAATTCTTCGAAGCTCATTTTCGTTCTTTTTTTAAAAAGAATTTATACCTATGTTCTTGTTATATATGTATAAACGTCTACCGCTCTGTGTCACACGCTTTTGCGAGGGTTAAAAGAGGGGGGGTGGAATCAACCCCCCTCTTTGATTTTTGGTTGATCTTTATACGACTGCTTTAGCTTTTCTCGGGATTGGTTTTTGTTTCTATCCCGAGGTCTTTTACGGCTTCGGTTTCACCCTTGCTTTTTGCAATTTGGTTTGCTGTGCTTTGGTTGATTTTGTCGATTGCATCTATCGCCACTTCGAAGCGGTCTGTGCGGATATCGTATTCTGGTAGCACACCGTCTTTTTTTTCTGTGTAGATTGTTGGGAATACTCCATCTTCCATGCTGCTGGATTCTCCGCTAATTATTTTTCTCAGTTTCACCTCCCTTGGTTCTGCTTGGTATGTGAGGTCTGGACTGTTGATGCATCCTTTTCTGTTTATTGCTGTTTTCATGGTGTTATAAATTTGGAATTTGTTTTGCTGACATTACCCGGCGCGCTGTTACGTCGAATGCTACTTGTACCCAGAAGTTCTGTGAACTCAGTCTTGATTCTGCGAATATGTTGTTGTATATCGTAGGATCAATGTAGGTTGATGCGTTGGCAATTGTGTGGTCCGAGTTTTCTTCGTATACTCTGTTTAAGCACATAAATGCTAACGGCATTCCTGCAGCAAATTCGCCGTATGTTTCGTTTACGTCTGTTGTGTATTCGATCCATGATGGTTGTTTTCCTAGTGACGAGTAAATACAATGGTATTTTCCGTCAAGTTCTGTATTCCATGCTGCTGCTTCATCTGTGATAAGTTCTTGAAATCCAATTGCGTCCAATGTTGGCTTGTGGAAGTCATC